ACGTATCCACTCAAGACTAAAGGTAATTAAATCATGCCAAGTTTATTCGAGGTTACTGCTGGTAAGTTAACTGGACCAACAAAAGGCGGTACAGTAACACAAGCAACAAACAAATCTACAGGTGTAACTCTTAATACAGAGTCAGGTCAGATCACTATGAACAACGCAGCTTTGGCTGCTGCTGCAGAGGTATCATTTACAGTAACTAATAGTGAAATTGCTGCAACAGATGTTGTAGTAGTTAACCATGGTTCTGGTGGTACTGCTGGTAGTTATCTTGTAGCTGCAAACACTATTGCTGCTGGTTCTTTTGCAATCACAGTTTCTAATGTTTCTGCTGGTTCATTAAGTGAAGCCATTGTTATTAACTTTGTTGCACTTAAGGGTGCTTCAAGCTAATGGGAATGTTCGCTTTTAAGCGTATGAGAGAACAAGAGGCTGCCAAATTGGTAGTCTCTGCTCCCTCTAAAAAAAAGAAAACCAAAGTAAAACAAAATGGCAATCTCGATAGACGCAACAGTAGGAGGAGCATCAGCGAACAGTTACATAACACTGTCTGATGCAAACGCAATAGTAGAGGGTCTTGTTGCAGATGATGATGTAGCTGCATGGGATGGGTCTAGTACTGACAACAAAAACAGAGCTTTATATACTGCTGCGGTTAGGGTTGACCGAGAAAGATTTTTAGGTGCAAGAGTAACTAATACACAAGCATTACAATGGCCAAGACAAGGTGTAAGAAAACCAGATACTTACATCAATACATATTCAATAGGTTTTCCATTTAGAATATCAACAGATTATTTTGCAGAAACAGAGATACCAGAACAAGTACAAAAGGCACAAGTAATTCTTGCTGTTTACTTGAATAATAACCGCAATGGTTTAGGATTAGGTGGTCTTGAAGATTTCAAGAACGTAAAAATTGGTAACATAGATGTAACACCAAATTTTTATGGTTCTGTTGGTGCTGATAGAGTACCACCACTATTTGAACGGTACTTTACTGGTTTACGAATAAGTGGACCCGGCAATGTCGCAATCAAAAGGAGTTAACAATGAGCTATTATCCAGCTGCCAAAATTATTAATGATACTGCTGCACATACAGGTCGATTTGGCTGTATAAAAGCATTACAAGATTCAGTTATCAATACTTTGGTTGCTGAAAACATTACAGGCGATTTAACGTCTTTGCAGTTTAAATCTAATACTGCTATTGAAGGTGTAATAACCAGTGTCAAGCTTGATAGTGGTACTGTTATTGCTTATTTGATATGAGCCTTGCTAACGCATTAAAAAAAGCTGCATCAAAGTCTTTGGCAAAGTTAGGTGGAGATGTAACTATAAGAAGAGTTACCGCAGGTGCATACAATACAACCACAGGTGCCATTGCTGAGACATTATCAGATACAACAATAAAGGGTGCGTTAAGTAATGTTTCAAGAAATCAAGTAAATGATCTTATTGAATCGCAAGATAAATTACTTACAATATCTGCTGGTGATATTACTTTTATACCAACCACAAAAGATAGAGTTGTTATCAGTAGTGTTGAATTTAAAATTATTCAAGTTTTAATCAATGAACAAAATAATACAGCAGTAAGCTTTGAGTTGGTCTTGAGGTAAACATGACAAGACAAATAAGACTAGACCAAATAGATGATCTGATGGCAGAAGCAGTAGAAGAGTTAGTTAAAAAAACAACATTGCGTTGGACAGAGTTAACAAAAAAAGCTACACCTGTTGGCGAAACTGGTAATTTAAGAAATGATTGGAAAACCGATATTAGAAAATTTAGAGGTACCATAATAAACAGAATGGAATATGCAGAACCAGTAATTTATGGAACTTCACTTCCACCTAGTTGGCAGGGTAAATTTAGAACAAGACAACAGACGATAAAAGGGTTCCCAGAATTACAAGCCAAGCAATTAACAGTCAGCTATATTCCAAATGAATTAAAAAGAATTATTAGAGGTATGTAATGGCAGCAACCGATCTAAATACAGTTCGTGCAACTATTGAAGGCAGACTTGCAACAGAGTTAGCATCTAGCCCTGCCATACCTGTTGTATTTAACAATATGTCTTTTGATTCAACTACAGAAGATACTTTTGTTCAATGTCAAACAAGTTTTGGAACTGGTGGCTATTTAACCATGGGTGGTTCTGCAAATTCTGTTAATAGTGTTGTTGGCCTTATTGTTTTAAATATTTTTACAGAAGAAAATATTGGTGCAGGGTCAAACTTTGTTATTGGCAAAAGGCTTCGTGACCTTTACAATAACCTTACAGTTTCAAATGTAATTTTTGATTCGCCTATTGGGCCAGAAGTTTTGGCATCTAGTCCAGAAGGTAAGTTACAAACACAAATTAGAATTACCTTTGAAATATACGAGGAACTTTAAATGGAAATTACTGAAGAAATGCTTGACGTAATTGAAGCTGTAAAAGGTAGGCGTGACCCTGCCTATTGGGATAATCGTTGTAAAAGATATATGGAAAACCAAGAAAATTTAAAAAAAGATGTGAAAAAACCCAAAAAAGGTTAATATAAAATAAATACTTTCTTTTGTTATGGCTATCAAGGGTGATGTTGGCAAAATTATGTTTGAAAACGCTGGCGGTACGGAAGCTGACGTTGGACAAACAAGGTCTTGGTCTTTGTCTATTACTAAAGACACTATGGAGACAACTAAACAAGGCGATACTTTTAAAACCAATATTGGTGGTTTAATATCTGGTGAAGGTTCAGCAGAACTTCTTTACAATCCTAGTGAGACAGGTGCTGGGTATACAACATTTATTGATGATGTATTAACCACAGGAGATAATGCTGACGCATTATTTGAATTATTCCCTGATTCAGCAACTTCAGCAAAAAAAATTAGTTTTGCTGGTATTATTACTTCTGCTGAATATGGCGCAACCCTTGGTGAAGTGCAGATTATAAACATCAGTTTTCAAACAAGTGGTACCATAACTTCAGCTATATAGTAAATTAGGTTAATACTTAATATATTTTATGACACCAAAAAGAACGATTGACCTGCTAACTTCATCATACGGTGATGAAATGTCAACAAGAAGAAAGTATGAATTTAAAAATGCTCAAGGCGAAAAGATTGTAGATTTATATTTTAAACCTTTAACAAGATACGATAGACAGAAAGCACAAAGTGCAACTGGTACAGATGAAGCCCTTGTTATATCAACACAATTACTTTGCCAAATGGCAGAACTTGAAGATGGTACAAAAGCTTTTAGTATTGCTGATGCACCTAATCTACAAAGGGAACTTCCGGAAAATGTATTAAATGAAATAGAGTTATTTTTATTTAATATTAACCTCGATACAGATACAGCAAAAAAAGATTAAAGCGAGATAACTGGTTAAACTTTGAGTTTTTTCTCGCAACAGAATTAGGTAAGACAATAAAAGAATTAAGACAATTAATAACACAAGAAGAGTTAGTATATTGGGCTGCGTATTACGAAAATAAAGTTGAAGATGAAAAAAGAATGCATGAAAGAGCAAAAAACAGGTAATATAGAATTAATTGATTTTTGTTTACTTAAGTGGCCGAAAGTATAGTTACCTTAAGAGTTGAAGCAAGAAATGCAATATCTTCTTTAAATAAAACTTCTGCAGCTACAAAAACTTTATCAAACTCGGCAAAAGGTGCAACCGCTTCATTGACTACAGCTTCAACTGCAGCAAAAGGGTTAGGTGCATCTTTGGCTGCATCACTTGGTCCATTAATTTCTGTAGGTGCTGCTGTTGCTACTGTTAGTAATGCAATAGCAACCTTTTCTGCAAGAGAACGAGACATAACAATTCTTAGACAAGGTTTAGAAAATTTAGGCGCTGGAACCCTTGCCTTAAATGAATTACAAGAAGCAGCAGACAGATTGGGTAACCAAACTTTATTTAATCAAGAAGAATTTACAAGAGGATTTAATTTATTAACAAGTTTTAGAAATATTGGTGTTGATTCATACTCAAGAGTTGCGCAAGCTGCAGCAGATATTGCACAGGTAAACCAAGTAGATGTAAGTACATCATTTATGCAATTAGCAAAAGCTTTGCAAGATCCTGAAAGAAATTTATCAAACTTGAATCGTTCTGGTATTGCTTTTACTAAAACGCAAACAGATGTAATAAAAGAGTTGATGAAAACAAATAAAACTGCTGAAGCCCATGCAATGATTTTGAGCATTGTTGAGGAAAGTTATAATAAACTTGCACAAGCTGCTGCAGAGGGATTTGCTGGTAATGTTGACTCGTTAGGCGAAGCATTTAGGGATTTTTCAGAGACGTTAGGTAAAACACTAGAACCAGCATTAATTGCAGCAACTAAAGGTTTAACAGCCTTAATAAAAGCTGCTAATGATCTTTTCAATTCGCCTCTTGGCAAAACTGTTGGTGTTTTTACAACGCTTGCTATCGCTGCCAAAGGTGTTGCTATAGCATTACCACTTGTAAGTGCTGGTTTAATGAAAGTAGCGGCTGCTGGTGGTGTTGCTACTATTGCTCTTAATGCGATACCTTTTGTTGCAATAGCTACAGGTGTTGGTCTTTTAACAACAGCATTTTTTAAATTAAATGGAGAGAAAAAGAAATTTAATGATTTAGTCAATGCAGGAGCAGAAGATGAAGTTTCAGCAGCAATCGAAAAACAAGCCGAAGCAGTAAAAAAGGTAGAGGAACAATTAGAAAAAGCTGGTAAAAGAGGAAAAAGTCGTTTATTTACAAAACTAGAAGAGGAGAAAGCGGAGTTAAGATTATTAGAAGGCAGATTAAAAACTATTGAATCTGATAAATTAATTGAAGAATCAGCAAACAAAATTGTAGAACTCAAAAAAACAGAGATTGGATTACAAGAAGAACAAACAAAAAGTTTTAAAGATTTTTTAAAAAAACAAGAAAGGCAAAAAGAATTACTTGAAGCAACTATAAATGGTAATAGGGAAGAGGTAGAACTACAACACGCAATAAATGATGCCGTTGCAAAACATGGCGAACAAAACAGACAAAAAATAACAGATATTTTAACAGCAAATGCAGGTTTAAAAGATCAAGCAGATAAAACAAAAGAAGTTGGTACAGCGGCAGAAAGTTTAAAAGATAAATTTAAACAGATTGGTGAAACTGTCAGAAATGATTTAGTTAATAATCTTACAGATGCAATTATGGGAGCTAAATCTTTTGGTGATGCCATGAAAGGTGTTTTAGATAATCTAAAGAGACAACTTATACAACTTGCTTTAAATAAAGCTATTGGTGCAATTGGTAATGCATTAAGTGGTGGAAAAGGTTTTGGTGGTGGTTTTTTAAGTGGTTTATTTGGAAAAAGAGCAAGAGGTGGTCCTGTATCTGCTGGTGGTGCTTTTGTTGTTGGTGAGAAAGGACCTGAAATTTTGCAGATGGGTTCAAAAGGTGGCAATATAATTCCTAATAATGCGCTTGGTGGTGATTCTGTTGTTAATAATATTTCAGTAAATGTAGATGCTTCGGGTTCTGCTGTAAGCGGTTCATCTGCAGAAGGTAATCAGCTAGGGCAACAGATTGCTGTTGCTATACAAACTGAGTTAATTAAACAAAAACGTGCCGGAGGTTTACTTGCATAATGGCTACTTTCCCAAGTATTACACCACAATATTCAACAGTTGAAAGTGTTGAACAAAATAGTTTAAGAATTAAGCTTGGTGATGGTTATGAACAGCGTTTTGTTCAAGGCTTACCAGCAAATAATAGATTAATAACTTTAAATTTAACCTTTAATGTTACAACAGCAGATGCTACAACTATTGATACATTTTTAGATGCAAGATTTGACGATCAAGCAAACTTTGACTTTACACCACCACATCATTCTTCAGCTTTAAAATTTATATGTACAAGAAGAAGTAGAACAGCAATTCTAGATAATAGAGTTACTATGAATTTAACATTTGAAGAAGTTGCAGAACCATAATGGCAATACCAGTTTCTGAATTACAAAAATTAAATCCAAGTGCAAGAATTGAACTGTTTGTTTTAGAACTTGTTGAAGGTTTACATTATGCCACAGGTAACCCATCAAATGTTCCTACAGTTTACAGATTTCATGCTGGTTCAAATATGAACTCAAATGCAGAAATAATTTGGCAGGGTAATACTTACCAGCGTTTACCCATTGATTTTCAAGGTGCAGAATTTACAGGTAGAGGTCAAGTACCAAGACCGACTTTAACTGTTGCTAATTTAGGAGGAATTGAAAGAAGTGGATCAGTTTTAACAGTTACAGATTTATTAATTATTGTTAATTTAACAACACCACATAATGATTTAGCAGATGCAAAATTAACCAGAATTACAACTCATGCAAGTGAGTTAGATGCGGCAAACTTTCCCGGTAACAGTAATCCATTTGGCACACCATCATCAAATGAATTACCTCAAGAAATATTTTTCATTGATAGAAAAACAAGTGAATCAAGAGAGATTGTACAATTTGAACTTGTAGGTGCTTTAGATCAAGCAAATTTAAAATTACCAAAAAGACAAGTTACAAGAAATGAATTTTCTGGTGTTGGTACATTCATAAATAGATGACCGATTACAGTTGGAAACAAGATGCTATAAATCATGCAAAAGAGTGTGACCCAAATGAATCTTGCGGTTTAGTTGGTTTAAAAAATAATGAACAAAAATATTATCCTTGTAAAAATATATCAAACGAGGCAAAATTAGAATCTTTTGTAATTGACCCTTTAGATTATGCAGATGTTGAGGATTTAGTTGATGAAATTATTGGAGTTGTTCATAGCCACCCACAAGATATTTTAGAGTTTTCTGAAGCCGATAAATGTAGTTGTAAATCAATAGATTTAACTTTTTATCTTGTTTCGCCAAAATCAGATAAAATAGCAGTAATCAGACCTGATGAAATAGATGCTTAAAAAAATAAAAGTTTACGGCACTTTAAGAAAGTTTCTTGGTCAAGCTGAATTTGAAGTTGATCTTAATACACCAAGAGATGCAATAAGTTTTTTAATTTGTAATTTTAAAGGCATAGAAAAACATATGGCCGATCAGTTATACACCATACAAGTTGGTGCAAAAATTATAACAGAGGATTTATTAAATCTAAATACACAAGATGATATAAAAATTATTCCCTTAGTTCATGGTAATTTTTTTAATTTTATTATTGGTGCAGCTTTAAAATTTGTAGCACCAAAATTTATTGGAAGTTCCTTAATTGTTAATGCTTTAGGTGCTATTGGAACAAGTATGCTTATTGATGGTGTTACAAGTATGCTTTCACCACAGCAACAAACTTTTAACCCAACTAACGGACAAGACAGTTTAGATCCAGCAGCTTTAGCCTCAAACTATTCATTTACAGGGCTAACCAATATAAGCAATGCAGGGGTTCCAGTAAATTTAGTATATGGTGAAATTTTAGTTGGAAGTATTGTTGTTTCTAATGGTGTTGATACTGTACAGGTAGAAGGTAACAACTAATGGCTATACAAGAGTTTGACCAAAATACTGTTTTTAATAATCCTGATTTACCAAGTGGTGCATTATCTTCAAAGCAATTTAATACAATAGTTGAGCTACTTGGTGAAGGAGAAATAGAAGGATCAGCAACAGCGTCAAAAGCTGGTATAACTGATAAAACATCTACTGCATATGTTAATGCTTTTAAAAAAGATATTTTCTTAAATGGTACACAAGTCTTACAAGAGGCTGCAAGTAATACAGCACCACAAGATAGTGATTTTAATTTTAAAGATGTTGGTTTTGATTTTAGAGTAGGTACAGCAAATCAAACATTTATAGAGGGAATATCAAATATTGAAACTGAAACTGTAATTGGTACAACTGTTACTACCTCTACCCCTGTTACTCATACTGTAAGTCAATCAAATATTAATGCTGTCAGAGTCACTCTAAGATTCCCGTCAATGCAAAAGTTTGAAGATAATGGTGATATAAATGGGGTATCAGTAAATTTATTAATAAAAACTATTGAGAATGATGGAACCACTACCACAGTTATAAACGATACAGTTGAGGGCAGATCAACTAATGCATATTTTAGAGATTACATTGTAAAGCTTAAATCAACTACATCTTTTCCTGTTGCAATTAGAGTTGAAAGAGTAACAGCAGACAGCACCGATACAAAAATTGTAAATGCTTTTCAATTTAACCAAGCCACTAATATAATTTTTGAACAGAATGCATATGCAAATACTGCTCATGTTGCACTTAGGTTTAATGCTGAACAGTTTCCAAGAATACCAAAAAGAGTTTATAGGATAAGAGGTCGTAAGGTTAAAATTCCACATAATGCAACTGTCAACTTACAGACAGGTGCAATTTCATATGCTGGTACTTTTAACGGTACTTTTAAAACAGATAAAGAATGGACAACAGACCCAGCTTGGATATTATATGACTTGTTAATAGACACAAGGGCTGGTTGTGGTATTCCAGAATCAAATCTTGATAAATTTAGTTTTAAAACAGTAAGTGAATATTGTGGAGCTTCAGTTGATGCTGGTAATGGTGATGGTTCTACAGAACCACGATTTAGCTGTAATGTAAATATAACTCAACAAAGAGAAGCCTATTCATTAATAAATTCTCTTTGTTCTGTTATGCGTGTAATGCCATTTTACTCTGCTGGTGGAATAGCAATATCACAAGATGCTCCAAAAGATGCAAGCTATATTTTTACAAATGCAAATGTTACTGAAACTGGTTTTTTGTATGCTGGTTCAAGTTTAAAATCAAGACATACAGTTATCAATGTCAGTTATTTTGACATGACAACACAAGAAATTGATATTGAAACTGTTGAAGCTGATACTGCAACACAAACAAAATATGGTGTTGTTGTAAAAAATATCAAAGCTTTTGCTACAACAAGTCGTAATCAAGCAAGAAGATTAGGCCGCTGGTTTTTATACAACGAGCAAAATTCTGGTGAGACTTGTTCATTTACAACAACTGCTGCTGCTGGTGCATTAGTGCGTTGCGGTGATGTTATAGAAATATCTGACAGATTAAAAGCTGGGGTAAGGCGTGGTGGTCTTTTAAGTAGTGTTACAAGTACAACGGTTGTTGTTTTAGATGATTCAGCTAATACAGATATACCTAGTCTTGGGGCTAGTCCTACAATTTCTGTAATTTTACCTGATGGCTCACTTGAGCAAAAAACAATAAGCAATATTTCTGGAACAACAATTACTGTTTCCTCTGCTTTTAGTGCTGCACCAAATCAACATGCACCTTACATTTTAGAAACATCAACATTAGAAACAACAACATGGAGAGTGGTAAGTGTAAAGGAAAATGAAGATAAAACTTTTGCGATAACAGCTTTATCACATAACTCTGGTAAATATGCTTTTGTTGAAGATGGAACTGCATTGCCTACAAGAAATATAACAACACTTACAGAAATAAAAGGACCACCTGAAGGTTTATCAGCTACAGAAAAAATTGTAATTATAAATGGTACCGCTGTTCCTAAAATTATTCTTGATTGGGTACCGCAAGCTGGTATATCAAAATACCAAGTACAGTACAGAGCTAATAATGGTGATTTTAAAACTATAGAAAGTCCATCAAGTAATGCTGAAATATTTAATACTGATGTTGGTACTTATGAATTTAGAGTATTTAGTTTTAACGCATTAGGTCAACCATCGAGAAATGCAGCAGAGTTAACATTCGAAGCTGTTGGTAAAACAGCAGCACCTGCAAATATTACAGGTCTTACTTATGAACCTTTAACAGATAAACTTGCAAGACTTAGATGGAACCCACCAACAGAAGCAGATGTAATCGCAGGTGGAAAAATTTTTATAAGGCATACACCAGACACTACAGGAAATGGTACTTTTTCAAATGCAACTGACCTTGTAACTGCGGTTGCTGGTAATACAAGTTCTGTTGAAATACCAATTTTGGCTGGTGAAGTGATATTAAGATCACAAGATGATGGTGGTCGTTTTAGTACAGGAGAAACATCTGTAATTATTGACCCACCTGACCCACTGCCAGCTTTAATTGCTCAAACTAGAAGAGAAGATAATGACAACCCAAAATTTCAAGGAACTAAAGTAAATACAGCTTTTGATAGTGCTTCTAATTCTTTAACTCTTACAGGTGTTGGTTTGTTTGATGATATTTCTGATTTTAACTCTGAAAATAGTATTGATTTTATTGGTGGTACTGCCCCCTCTGGCACTTATAGTTTCGGAGGTACTGCTGGTGGTACTTTTTTAGATTTAGGCGGTGTATTTGCTTTAGATTTGAAAAGACATATGAAATCCCAAGCAATATTTCCTAATGATTTGCTTGACAGTAGAGGTTTAATTGATAGTTTGCAAGATTTTGATGGTACAGATAGCGTAGATGTGAATGCAATTTTAGAAGTAAATGTAACACAAGATGACCCTAGTTCTGGTTCTGCAACTTATGCTGGATTTCAAACTTTTGCTAATGGAACATATAAAGGTCGAGGATTTAAATTCAGAGCTACTTTAACTTCAAATGATTCAGCCCAAACAATACAAGTCACAGAATTAGGATATACAGCAACTTTACAAAGAAGAACAGAATCAGGTACACAGACATCAAGTGGTTTGACTACAGTTACTTTTGATTCTCCTTTCTTTGTTGGTACAAGTTCTTTATTAGGTGCAAATAGTCAGCTTCCCTCTATAGGTATCACAGCTAATGATCTACAGGCTGGTGATTTTTTCAACTTATCAGACATCACCGCTTCATCATTCAAAGTACAATTCAAAAACAGTTCTGGTGCTTCAGTAAATAGAAATTTCAATTTTACTGCTGTAGGGTTTGGTAAAGGTGGTTAAAACATATATACTGTAAACAAATACATTTTTTTAAATGGCAAGAGTTGATAATACTGGTGGTTCTGGTTTTACCGTTGACAACGGAACAGGTCTTGTAGTTCGTACAAAAATAAATCAAATAGTTGCTGCATTAAGCACTTTAAATCAAGGTTCTGGTGATCCTTCTATTGGTGTAGCAGCTTATGTTCCACATATTGATGGTAATACTTTAAAAATAAGAAATGCTGCAAATAATGCTTTTGTAAGTTTAGGTGATGTAAGTCTTACAAACTTTGGTCATGCGTCTTTATCTTCAGAAAATACATTTACAGCAAGAGCAACTTTTAATATTACTTCTTCAATAACTTTGCCCTCTGGAACAACAGCTCAGAGGGACGGAAGTCCAGCAGTTGGTATGATACGTCATAATTCTGAAGCTAACCAGTATGAAGGCTATAATAACGGTTCTTGGGTTTCATTAAGTGGTGTAAGTGGTATATCTAACGTAGTTGATGATACATCACCTCAGTTAGGTGGTAATTTAGATGTTCAAACAAGAGAAATTAATACATCTACAACAAACGGAAATATAAAAGTAACACCAAATGGCACAGGTTTATTTGAAATTAAAGGAAATACAAATGACGGTACTTTACAGCTTAACTGTAATCAAAATAGTCATGGTGTAAAAATTAAATCTCCAGCCCATAGTGCTGGTCAATCGTATACTTTAATTTTGCCAGATAACCAAATTGCTGCTGATAAAATTTTAAAAGTTAAAAGTATTTCTGGTTCAGGTGCAACAGCAGTTGGACAGCTTGAATACGCAGATGCTGGTGGTGGAGGTGGTGGAACTGGTGGTGGCGGTGAGCAAATATTTTTTGAGTCAGAAAATGCTATGGATAATGATTACACAATAAGTTCAAATCATAACGCTTTAGTTGCTGGCCCTTTAACAATTAATGCTACACTAACAATAAATAGTCCTTCAGTTGTAACAATTCCATAATGGCTTTAGTACTAAACGGTTCAAACGATACAATTACTGGATTACAAATAAATTCAGCAAATATTGTAAATGGTTCAATTACTGCTGATGATCTAGCAAGCGGTGTTGGCGGTGCTATAAAACAGCTTAAATCAACAACAAAAACCGATGTCGCAAGTACAGATAGTGCTACTTATGTCGATATTAGTGGGATGTCGGTTACTTTAACACCGCAATCTGGAACTAAATGTTATGTAACTTATCACATAGTTGTTGGTGGTGCTACTGGATATGGTTATGGTATAAGACTACAAAGAGATAATTCACCAATAGGTAGTGGAGATCAATATAATGCACAGAACTATTATGCTTCTAGAGGTGGTTTTTTAACTATTAATGGTGCTTATTTTCACGGTGGTAATTTAGATTATGGTTATCTAGATACTCACGGAGCAGATGGAAGCACAGCAGTAACTTATAAATTGAGATGGATTTCTCCTTATCAACAGTATATTTATTTAAACAGATCACATACTGGTTCTAGTAATTCTTCTAATGAAGCAAATTATTTGGCTTCTACGATAACAGTTATGGAGTTAGCGGCATAATGTCTTTAGACCACGAAGCTATTTACAAAAGTCATCCGACAGTTGTTTCTATTGATGATTCTGCTGGTGCGTTTGATAAAGATGGTAAGTCAGTTTCTTTAGATGCTAGTCTTGTGACAAAAGCCAGAACCGAGCTAGATGAAGAATATGCAAAAACAGCATACCAATCTGTTAGACAACCTTTATATCCAAGTTTGGGAGACTTTGCAGATGCAATGTACTGGAATAGTAAGGGAGATTCTAGTAAACTGACAGCATACTACGCAGCCTGTGAAAAGGTAAAAACCGATAACCCTAAACCAAGTTAATTATGGGAGCAATAAAACTAAAACACACCTCTGGAAATGGAACTATTTTAAATAGTCCAGCAGCTAATCCTAGCTCTGATATAACTTTAAAACTGCCATCAACAACTGGTTCGGCTGGTCAAGTATTATCAGTTGCTAGTGCAAACCATAGCTCAACAAATGCAGAGCTTGAATTTGTAGCAGCAGGAGGCGGTAAAGTTTTAAAATATGAGACAACTGCATACAACACACAAGTTAGTCATTCTGGAACAAGTTATGTGGATACTGGATTGAGCAGAACAATTCAACCTTCCGCAGCAAGTAGTAAAATTTTAGTTTTACTTAGTCAGTTTTTTAATGTTAACGTAGCTAACCCTAATGTAGGAGCATCGGTACAACTATTGGAGGGTTCTAATGTAGTTGTGCCTTCAGATGCTTGGGACATATATTTTTTCCCCGGTGTAAGTGGTAATGCAAGTAAAAATTATAATCACAGATTTAACGTAATTATGATTCATACACCTTCATACAGTGTAGGTGATACTTTAACTTATAAAACACAAATGAAAGCCTTGCTTGATGGCAACCAAACAAACGTAAAAGCACAAAGTAGTGATAGTTATAGTTACTTAACTTTAGTGGAGTTAGCAGCATGATTTACGACAAATTTGATGCGTTGATGTCTTTAAAACCAAATGGTCAATACACATGGGTTGGAAATGATTATGCGAATTTAACAGGAAGCGATAAACCATCTGAATCAGATATAGATGCTGAATTGACAAGATTAAATAATATAGAACCTATGAGATTATTAAGAGTTGAAAGAAATGCAAGATTAGCTGCTACAGATTGGAGAGCCAGTTCTGATTTAACATTATCAACAGCTTGGAAAACATATCGTCAAAGTTTGCGTGATTTACCAGCAAGTGCATCGCCAAAGTTAGACGCAAATGGTAACTTAGATATGTCATCTGTTACTTTTCCTACAGAACCTAGTTAATTATGTCGAAGATTAAAGTCAACAGTTTAGAAGGGGTCGGTGCAAGTACACCAGCAATCAGTATTGATAATGCTTCTGGAACGTGTACTGCCAATATTACTAATAACCTAAGTAATAGAAATGTTGTCATAAACGGTTCGATGATTGTTAATCAAAGAGCAAGCTCATATACAGCAACAGGCGAAGAATATTTGTTAGATAGATTTAATCACAGAACTGGTAGTGGATTTACATTTGATACAACTACAACGCAAGACTCATCTGCACCTAACGGATTTAGTAAGTCATTAAAAATCACACCTGACAGTACTCAAACACCAACTGGAAGTCATAATGGAATGATAGCAACATTACTTGAGGCAGATAATCTTATTGGGTTTGCTTCTGGAACTTCCTCTGCTAAAAAATTTGTTTTATCTTTTTATGCTAAATCAGCTTCACAAAATAATAATCATCAATATTCTGTACAATTAAGCAAGAAAAATTCTAGTGGTCAATTTTATTACCAAAATAAAAGTTTTACAATTACTTCAAGTTGGCAAAGATTTACTGTTGCATTTTCAGCCGATACTTCAAATAATATCGCCACAGGAAATGGGGAAGGTTTAAGGATATTGTGGCATTTAGCTGCTGGATCTGATGATATAGGAAGTGCTGTAACTTCTTGGACATCTAGTAATGGCCTTCATGCAGTAACAGGACAATCTAATTTTATGGACAACACCAGTAATGAATTTTATTTAACAGGAGTGCAATTAGAAGCAAGTGATTCAGATGTGGCAACAGATTTTGAGCATAGGTCATTCGGTCAGGAGCTTGGTTTATGTCAGAGGTATTTCTATATGCATGCTAGTGGTGCTGAAAGTTCAAGTACAGGAGCAGAAGCACCTATAGGTTTAGGATATGGCTATACAAGTAGTGACTGTTATGTTGTTGTGAAATTTCCTGTCACAATGAGACATTATCCCACTATGTATAAAGTTGTTGGTACGGATTATTTTAGATTTGCTTACAACAACAATAATGCTTATCCAGATAATGTTGG